CTGACGCAGGCGCGGTAATTACGCGAACTGTGTAGTTGTCGGTGAAATCAACTTTGGCTGCCATTGACAGCGTGAAATCCAGATTACCTGGTGTTACCGCTTCAGTGTCAATGTCCAGAATCAAGCTGCTTGTTCTCGGCAAGCCAATTCCTTTGTGCTGATCAATAATGTTGTCATTCATGCTGTCGGCCAGTTACGGGTGTCACAAAGCCAGCGGGTGCCGCCGTCAATGGTGCTGATAACGAACAAGTAGGTTTGACCTGCTATTAGGCTTGGCAAGACGCTGAATGCGTGGCGCAAGCTCGCAGGGAACGTGAGAGTACCGCTTGTATAGACAATCTGGAGGCTAAAAGAGAATCGACCAACAGCTGGTGGATTGACAAACGTAAAGGTCAGGTTGCCAGCCATGGCTCGGGTGAAATAGTTACCCAGTTGGCAGTTGATTGCAGTACCACTTCCGAGGTCAACAACATTGCCCCTGGCGGAGCCATTCAGGAACAGATCAAAATCGGGGTCATCATCTGCGTTTATCCCTAGCCTGCGCAGCCTCACTTCAGCGGTCGCATCACCAATAACAGGTAGGTATGGGCCATCATCAGTCAGGAAAGTGGCCCCCCTGATGTCAAGGCTATTTGTGACGGTTAAATTGCCAAATGTTGGATTCGGGTCAAATGCAAGCGGAGCATCCAGCGGCCCACCTTGAATGTCATTAACCGCAAGGATCGCCCCAGTCTGAATGTTCTCCAGTCCTCGGGGGGATACCCTGTAACCATCTTCATTTTCTCCGGCGGGTACTACACGGCCCCCTGCGGTGTTGGTGAAGTAGTAAGAAAACCTGTTTTGCGCTGATAGCGGCTTCTGCGCAATAGGCAAGGCTTTGCTATAATTTCCCCATCCAGACCACTCCCAGGTATGGTTGCTGAGACGCAATGTGCTCGGGCGGCGGAACTCCAGCGGCCAATTGGCGCGGCCTGTAGCAGCCCCTCCAGATGGGGCCGTGGGAAAGTCGGTGGCCGAGGTCGGATCAAGCTGCCGATCAGCCTCCACGCGGGGCAGGAGCGCGGTGTGGGCGTTGGCATCGCTGAAGCCCAGCGCCCGCAGGAAGGCATGGAGGCCGAGATAGTCAGGGCCGGAGCGGTATTGATCACGGACAGAGCCGGAGCTAGTGAAAATCGTTCCCCAATTGATTCCCAAAGTGGTGCTGATAACTGCTGTGTCGGTGTCGGTGTCGAATACGATCGGAAAACCCTCGGCGCCAGCAATGCCCTCGGGGATGAAGCCTGATTGCGTGTGGACATGCGTTTGCCCCCACCGGTCTTCTGGCGGTGGAGTGCCTACGGAGTAGCCATCCAGCAGGGCCATCCACTTTTTGTTGGCGTAGGAGACTATCTGCCCAGCCCTGTAATATCCGCCGTTGGCGTAGTTGGCGGCGTAAGAGCCCTGCTGGACAACAACGCGGACGGCTAGGTCAATCCCCGAAAGGAATGTCTTGCTTGAGCTGTAGCAAGTCAGAACTTCAGTTGTGGCATTAAACAGTGCCCCTGCTCCCGTCCTGGACGGGTCAGTTTGCAGGACAAAATTGGTTTCAGGGATGCGGCTGTTGGCAGTATTGCCTAGTACCAATTCAGCGCGGCGTTCGCTTGTGGCCCTGATGTCTACCAGGCGGCGCACATAGACACGTCGCCCAACCATGCCCACGCCATCGGCTGGGAAGTTGTTGCCACCGCCTGTAACAAAGCCGATGGTGTCAGGGAAAGCCGGGTTGAACGGCGATCCATTCAGCGTAGCCCTGACTGGATCAGTGAGATCCGCAGGGGTTTCGCACCATATTTGAGTGCCAGGGGCGAGGCTATAGCCTGACGCCTCAAGTGATGTAATATCAGCCGGCCCCTCCAGTATCAGACCGCCATCGTCAGTATAAACCTCCGAAACAGTCCCGATAAAGATCCGGCGGATGTTGTTGGTCTTGACTGAAGGCGTCAGCGGTACTGATACTGCACTTGTGTCCCAGTTCTTATCTTGCGGGAAGGCGGCAGACTTATAGCCAGTTGCCAACGCCCCACAACCACCAAACGTGTTGTTTCCGTTAGAGCTGGTGATCTCCCCGCCAGTATCAACAAGGTTGTGGTAGTTGGTGCCAATAGCGAAGATGCTGACTTCCTGAACAAAGCCATCATTGATGCAGGTTATGTGCCGGGAACTACGAGCAAACTTGGCGCGGGTATCATTGGGATCAGCCGCAATCAGGGCGTCGTAATCCGCTGGAGTTACCCAGTTGCTGCCGTTATAAACCTCCCAGGAATTGACGTCGTTCTGTTCGCTCGTATTGGTGAACTGAGCGGTGACAAACGATTTCAGGCCACCCAACTTGGCGCCATCCCAAAGCACTCCGCCACGGCCCCACTGAGAGCGATTGGCGCAGTTCAAGATATAAGGACTTGCCCCCACAACAGTGTCCCATGACAGCTGTGGGTTGCCGGGGAATGGTCCCACGGTTTCGTATTCGGTTGGGCGGGTTACCACCAGCGCCGGGTTCAGATCGGCCACGGTGCCGAACGCTGCTAGGGCCTTGGCGTAGAGGGCATCTAGGGCGGCGGCGCTTGCCGGGCCAGAGCAATAAGCAAGGTGATCGGATTCGTTCTGCCCCAGTTTGTCCTGGAACGTGATCTCACGGAAGTAGGCGCTGGTGGTAACCTGCAGCAATGCCACAGCATTGGAGTAATCGGCAGCCAGGTCAGCAGCCGGCGGCGTCCAGGAGGGTCGGATGACACACTTGCGGTAGTCGTTGCCTGAAATTGACGTGTATCGAGGTGCGATAACGCCCCCACCAGCTGGGTTGAAATTGATCAGATCGGCTTTCGTAGGCGTGTAGCCATCAGTCCAAACCGTGGGCGTACCAGTTGGCGGTTCTGTGTAATAAAGGTGCTGTGCATCAGACAGGCACACACGAACGCAATCAACCTGCGCGGCAGCCGATGCGAACGTGTAGTAACTCCTGGAGGTGATAATGACAGCTTCCAGCAGCGCTCGGTTGATGGTGCGGAATGGCCGGTGCGCGCTGTAGCCGCAGGTCATCTGCTGGTTGCTGATCCTCTTCAGCTTCTGGTCAATGATCTGCTGATCAGTGCCCGTAGTCTCGAAGCTGTTGTAATAGCCAGCTACAAACTGATCACTTCCGATGAACGGGTTGACGTAAAGGGTGAAGGGGGCCTGCAACGGGTCTATCGATTCCCCTGAACCCGGCGCGACGTTCGCATCTCCAACGAGCTGGCGCAGCAGATCCGCCATCGCTGCAAGTTGGGGTTTTGCCCTGGCCTGACCGCTGGGGCCAAAAGCGTTGAGAATCCCCGATGCGGCGTTCGCCAGACTGATCCGGGCCATGACCTGTTGCTGTTGACTTCAGGCTAGGCCAAGCTCGCTATCGCCAAAGGATGGCTCCGATCAGCGACAACAAAGCGGATTCCACCAATGCTGGCAAATTGTCCGCGCACCTTTTTGGTGTCTCCTGTCTGAGTGCTCAGGCGAACATTCGTCAGCAGCACGTCCATTTCATAAAATAAGCACTCTTCCTTGATGAAGCAGACGCCATTGCTGTGTCCGCGGCCGCCATCGGCCACCAGGAAGCGCACGGTGGCCGATGCGCCCTGCTGGGTCAGGAGCTGCAGGTGCAGCATCTTGGCGGCCACTGTGATGCCAGGGGCGTAGGTGTTGGACACCTCGCCCATGAAGCTCCCGGCACCGCTTAATTGGCTGACGGCCACCGATCCAAACGCTTCGCCGATCGCCGCTTGATCCAGGGCCCCGCAATCCGTTTCCAGATCCCAACCGCTCAGATCCGCCATCACCTTCCACCCGCGGGTGTCGGCTTCTGCCGCAGCTTCTTTGACAGAGGCCGGCAAGGCAATCAGGTCGCTGAGCAGTGACTCTCTCCACTCAGGGCGCTCTACGGATGCCGCGGCCTGCAGTAGATCGCTCTGGTAACCGGGTGCAGTGGCAAACACGCTGATCACCATGGCATCAAAGCCGACAGGGAACAGCGGGATTCGACCCAGGGCCTCGCCGTTCACGGCGGGCGCCTCCAGGCTGTAGAAGGTGGCCTGCTCCAGGTCATTGCGATGGATGTAGGCGCCCAGCTGGGTGGTCAGGCCGGTGGTGCTGGCATCCTCCCAGAAGGGATCGGCGTCGTCATCGCTCCAGAATGGGCCGGTGTCATCTGTCCGGTGCAGGGTGGCGGGCCCAGCGGGGCCCCCTGCGGTGCCCCAGAAGGTGTGGCCATCCGGGGTGTTGGCATACCCAGTGCCGGAGACATCGAACGGGAGGCCGAGGGGTGAAGAAAGCAGGACGTGATCGCCGTTCCAGAAGCCTTCCGCGTCCATCCTCAGGCGCACGATGGCGCCGGGTGCGGTGATGGCTTCATCAGTGATTAGGACCGGCTCGGGCCAGGTCCGAGAGAACTGGACGGTGCCAATCTCGCCGTCAATGGCCACCGATCAGAACCTCCCGCTCAAATCACCTTGAACAGCGAGCTGCATGGAGCAGTTGATGAGCTCGCGCACTCGCACCGGTGTGCCGAGGCTGACGCTGATCACCTCCATGGTGAAGTCGGCGCGAGTGTTGCCGCGCTGCGTGACGATTCGGAGCGTCTCTACCTCCTCATCATCGTTCCAGATGGAGTTAGCCAGGGCCACCCCTGCGCTGTTGTCCGGGTCGTAGATGAAGGTGCAACTGACCTGGCTTTCGCGCAGGCCCTTGGCGGAGGTGGCCGCCTGCTGACCCACTCCAGTGGTGGGGAGGTTGTCCCGGCTGACGCTTACAGACGCATCGGTGAGCTTCCCGACCAGCTGCCCGTTGTAATAGACATCGGACTTGGTGGTATTGCGAACGCCCATCCGTAGCCCTGTCACCCTGCTAAGAGCAAGCTAGGGCCCCGGTGAAGCCTTACGGGCTGTTCTGCAGCCTGGCCTCCAGCATCACGGCCAATGAGCAGCGGCGGCGGTAGGTGAGGGACATCTTCGGGGTAGGAGCTCCCTGGCCGACAGGCCAATACCAGCTCTGCCCGGCGGCCGTGGTCAGGCTTTCAATGAAGGTCACCTCTTCTGGACCGATGCCAGCAAACAGGATCGCCGGCAAGGTGAGCGGCAACACGCCAGACAGGCTGCTGTTGAAGGTGGCCAGGATCAGCTGAGCCGTTGCTGTTCTGATGTTCCCAAACTCAAGATCGAGCTGGGCGCCGCTCGCCACACTGGCCCAGAGCCGTTGATCCTGAATGCCGTTCTCGCTTCCGCTGCTGGTGACCGGATGGCGAGGCATCAGGAACCCAAAGCGGGTGGGTTCGACAGCAGGGAAATCGATCGCCATCAGCCTCGAATCACCCAGGCATCTTCATCGTCCCAATCTAGGGAGATCAGCAGGCGCCCTTCATCATCGGTGGGCATCAGCAGGGCCTCGATCCGCAGGCGGCCGTCATCCGTGGGAGACACCCGCATTACCCGGTAGGTTCGCACCTGGGGCGGCGCGGTGCGGGTCCAGTTGATGCCCACCGGTGAGCCGGTCTTCCCTTGGTCGGTAACGGTGAGGGTTTGGATCGTGGGGCCTGGCAGCGTGATCCCGTCCCATGCCAGCACTTCGTAGGATCCATCCGCCAGTGGTTCGGTGGCGATCAGCGTTCCATCTGCCAACACGGCGCCGTTGGAATAGAGCTCATCGAGCACTTCGTCGTAAGCCACGGCGATATGGTCTTCTGGGCTGATAGGGCGGAGCAGGCCAGAGTAATTTGTCTCGAAGCTGATCGGATCACCCACCAGCCGGCGCCAGCGGATCAAGAACTTCATTGCGTCGAGCAGGTGCCACCGGTTGGTGCAGCTGTCGGTGATGTCGAGCGGCTCGATCGGGTCGCTGTCGCTGCCGGAGGCCTCCCGGATCGTGATCTCTCGCGCTGTGGCAAACATGCCCGGCGCCTGGATGTCATCGTTGGCCCGTTCATCGCGGTAGGCGCCTGAAACCTGGATCGGGCGGCGCTGGTCGTCGTCGCTGGTTGTTGATTTGAAGCTGCCGGGCTTGATGTTCGCCGCCGTGAACAGGTCAACGATTGGCACCGGGTCCCAGGTGATCGCTGGCTTCCAATAGAACTGGCCATTGAGCTCATAGAAGGCGAGCAGATGCAACGGGGCCTGCTCAGCTGCCCACCCTCTCAGGTTCTCTGGGGTGCCCAGGGTGCCATCGAAGAAGTAGCGGCGATCGAAGCACCATTGAGCGGCCACCACAGAGCTGGGCTCGTTGATCTGATCAGGGGCAACCTCCAGGCCGCCGCCAAAATCAGGGCTTAACGCAAGAGTGCGAAACGCATCTGGCAGCAGATGGCTGGGCCCAGCTGTTTCTTCGAGGTAGCGCTCAGCGCTGTGCCCGCCGAGCAGCTGCGCAGAGAACTGGCCAACAGAGCTGAACTCGAGGGAGCTGCGGATGGAGAGGCCCAGCCCGGCCAGGTTGCGGTAGCTCGGGGCGACGGCGTTGGTCTGGATGACGTTCACATAGGCGATTTCATGCTCCGGGCCCACGGATGCGCTGGTCTGGATTTCGTCGTAGACAAACACCTCCGCCACCTTCGCCCACTTATCGGTGAGGGCGTCTTCATCGCTCCAGCCAATGCCAATGTCCGTTTTGCCCAGCAGCGGAGCGCCAACCCAGTTCGTGGCGTTGCTGATCCGGCCGGTGATCACGCCCGTGCCGGCCGTCGAGAGGCTGATGGATGAACCGCCAACGGTGGCGGAAACGAGAAACGTTGTAGCGCCAACGCTGTGAACAAAGTATTCGGTATCAGCAACGAGAGGGGAAGGAAGGGTGCCGGTCGAGTCGAACTCGATTGGGGTGTCAACCGCGGGAACGGCCGGGCCTCCCACCACCGTGAAAGGGCCGGCCGAAGCGGCGGTCAGCGTGAACGCATCCACCCATTGGGTGCAGGTCATTGCGCTGCTGCTTCCGCCCAGGCCGACCAGGACCAAAGAGCCGCCATCTGTCTCTGAGACAGCGAACCCATTGCCACCCAGCAACCCGGCCACCCAGTAGGTGATGCCCGTTTCAAGCTCGGCGGGGAGAGTGCCCGAAAAGCTGACCCGGCTTCCTGTCCGCGGTACAACCGTGTTTTCTGGGACACTCAGCCGACCATATCCGAAGGCGATGCTGGTTGGCGCCAGCTGAAATGAGCGGGTGCTGAGCACACGGCTGCTCCCGCTGTCCCCGTTGATCAAGGTCAGGGCGTCATCGCCGTTGTAGTCGTTGCCTGCCTCCGTCATCGTGATTGCCAAATCATCAAAGTTGCCATCAGTGGGCACCACCACCGTGGCTCGCGAGTTGGTTGCCTCCCCGTCCTGCAGGATGACGGCATTGGTATATGTCCCAGGCCTCCCGCGATCGTTGTTGGTCTGCGTTGCCAAGCCGACCAGCGAGCTCCGTTCGTTGGGCTCAATGGAGTCGAGGGAAAAGCGCTCGACAGAACGGGTAAACGGTGCCTCCCCGGTGTAGGTGGCAACAACCGCGCCATCAGTAAAGCTCTGCACAGATTCGATTACGTTGCGCCGGGCGTCCAGAACCGCCATGCTCCCAGCCTGTGCCCCTGATCGGATCTCCCAGCCACTGAGCGGTTCAATGCGGTATTGCCAACGGGCCGCGCTGGGCATCTGCAGCCGCAAATAGTTGTACTGAGGCTGCTGGGTGAGGCCGCGCACCCCGTAGATCGTGGGCAATTCAGTGAAGGTCGCCCCGGCCTCTGCCCGATACGAAACACGAAAGAACGAATATCGTTCCTCACTGAACGAACGGGTGCCGGTCTGGAACGATGAGATTTCAAGCTTGTCGCCTGATTCCAGGATTTCCCCCTCTCGCTCACCGCCCGCCTTTTTGTTGATCTCGCGCAGGCTGGGGATCTGGCGAACGTTGGCGAAGCCCTGGCCGCGAATCCCTACGGTGCTGCGGAAGCCAATCTCAATCACCTGGGCAGGGCGAGCCAGGGTGAAGTCAGCTATGGCGCAGCGATGCAAATGGCCCCGGCTGGTGCCGGTCGGGTAGCGGGGCCCTGGATCAATGCTGGCCCAATCCCAATTATCACTTTCATCCGCCACCCGCGGCTCTGTTCTGCCTCCACTGGTTGATGGATTGATTTCGTTGTCCGTTGTCTCGTTGACGATTCCGCCGCGAATGACCCGGAACAGGCAAACCATCTGCTGGCCACCTCCTACCGGCTCGTTGTCGGCGTCGCTCACAAAAACATCGGCGCTAGGAGTGCGAGTTTCCAGCACCGCCAGGCAGCTGCCGGCCTTGTAGATGTCGCCAATAAGCAGGGCGTCATCTGCTGAACGCTGGCGGCTGCTGATTGCCACAGCCACGTCCGAAAATGTCTCGCGATGCTTCTGGTCGCTGTCTGTCTGGGAGCCGTCGAATTGGAACTGGGTTTTTGCGTCGGTGGTGTTCGACAGGAGATAAAGGAAGCTGTCGCCGATCTCCAGGGTGGCGGAATTGCTCACCCAGCCTCTACTGGTGGTGGTGATGCCGCTGCGGCCGCTCCACATGCTCCGAGCTTTCCAGAGCGCGCCCAGGGCCACCACGTCGTCAGTTGGATCAAGCCGTTGATCTCCGTCATTCCCAGAGGGCTTGGCCGTCATCACTCGCGTGGGCCGGAGCTGGGGGTTCACCCGATAGCCAAGGCCGTTGGCCACGGTGGCGTAAAGGCCGAAGGAGGTGGACGTGCTGGGCCGGCCTGTTGCGCAGGCATCCGGCAATATGGCATTGCCGAGGCTGCCCAGCTGAAACACGTCCGCACCGCCGGCATTCTCTACATTGCCTAGATCAGCAGAGGCCAGCCGGCCCGCCACTCGATCGGTGCCAAGGATGCGGCCTCCACCCGGCCGGCTGTAGATCGTCAGGCGCGCCGCGGCCTCGTTGGCCCCGTCCGTGCCCAGGTCGTAGGAGCGCAGCGGGTTGTTGCCGAGCGCAAATCCTTGCGGGTCAACGCTGGCGATCGGCGCCTCCCCCAGCACGTAGACGCCACGGAACAACTGAGAGCCGCCGAGGCTGAACATCTGGGACCAGACCAGGCCCGCATTGATCCGAATGCCCCCGTAGAAGCCTTCAGGGCGTCCATTCAGCGCGGGAAGGAACTCGCGGCGGGCGAACGTGACGGGAATCACAGTGCCGAGCCTGGCGACCTCCTGGGTTGAATCAAAGCCAGGGCGTGGAGAGTACCGGCCGCTGTCGCTGATCGTGTCGCCCTGCCGCTGGGTGCTCCTGATCTCTCCAGGCCGCCGCTGCTTTGGAGCCAGCAGCAGGCTGAGCAGGGTGTAGCCGACCGACAGAATTGTGGTCACCAACGAGATGACCGCCAGTGTTCCTGAGATCGGCTCGCAGACCACCAGGGGCGCGGGAGCTTGTGCCGCCGCCTGCCAGCGTTCGGTTTGGTATTGCAGCAGTTGCTCTGGCGTCCATCCCAGCAGCTCGGCCAGGTATTCGTCACCAGGGAGCGGGAGGGGATGTTTCATGGCTGGCCCTGCAGTGATGGCGTTGGATAGAAGCGACACCAGCGGAGCACGTTCGCTGGATCAATGGGCCGCCAATGCACCCCTTCTTCCCGGGAGCAAGTGAGCAAACCACCGGCCACGCAAATGCCCAGGGCGATCGGGGCGCCGCCGTCCAGCTGCGCTATGTCCAGGTTGCAGCCACCCTTCACCCGATAGGTGCCGAGCTCCAGTTCATCGAGCACTTCATCCCAATAGCCGCGGCCGGCGGCCACGTACCACTGCCGGTGAATCCGTTCAGGTCGAGGGGCGTCATGGAGGGCTAGGACGGCGAGCACCAGGCGGAAGCAGTCTGTGCCGCCATCTCGATCAGGGTCGGCGTTCCATTGCCAAGGGAGGCCAAGGTAGTGAAGCCAGGGCGCTGTGATCGTCATGCGATAAACAGGGAGCCGGTATCTGGCACCTGGCCAACCAGTTCAGTGCTGAGCCGGCGGCGGGGGGCGTCGCCACGCACGGCGTCCAAGGGGCTGGTCAGCTGCACCCGGATGGAGGCCTGCCGCTCGATCGGCCCCAGCCGCCAGTTGTGCCTGGACAGGAGCCGCACGTCGCTGCCGGCGACAACATCGACCACCACAATATCGGCGCGGATCTTCCAGGCATTGGCCCGGGCCTCTGCCAACACGTTGAGCGCGAGCTGATTCCGGTTGACTCTGAGCTCGCCTTGTGATCGATCACCGCCGCGGGCGCCAGCCGAATCGCTGATGCGGAATCCCATGAAGACGTGATCCCGACCGTCGTAGCTGCGCAGCTGACCAGCCCAGAAGTTCTGCCAGGCATAACCCACCTGTGGGGTGCCGCTTGCATCCACGAACACGATGTAGGCGCAGAGCTGAACGGCCATTACATCCCCAGGGCGCGCCGAACGCTGGGGTTGTTCTGGATGCCGGTGTAGGCGGACTCTCGGCCGGCCTCGGCGGATTCATTGGCCGCCTGCCGCACCTGCTCTACCGTGGCGTACTCGACGCCATTGATCACCTGGGTTTCAATGCCAATCTGCAGCCGGCGGGCGCTGGCCACGTCGCTGCGCTCTCCCCCGCCGGGCCTGATGAACGGAACGCCGCTGCGCTCTCCCCCGCTGGGCCTGATGAACGGAATGCCAGGGGTTGCGGGTGATGCGGAGTTTCTGACGGTGCGAGCGAACGGAACGCCAGGGGTGCCCATCCCCAGGGTTTCGCCTGCCACTTCTGCCTTGCCGCCCGGGGCGCGCTGAAAGGGAACACCAAGCGCCTGGCTCAATTGCCGGTTGCTGGTGACCTTGCCGCCGGAGCGATTGAAGCGCACGATTTCAGGGCCTCCTTCCCCTACAAGGTAGTCAAGGCCGTAGCGCGCCTCACCGCCACCGGCAAAGCCGGCGGTGAACGGTTGAACACCAATCGGAACGATGGAATTAAACGCTGCTGCGCCAGCTGCCGCCCCAGCGCTCTGAATGCCGGCACTGATGCCGCCACCCAGGCCGCCGGCCAGCGATGCCAGCTTGCTGACCGTGCTGAAGGCCTGGCTGATGCCACTCACCCCACCAGCGGCACCCGTGCCGGCCGCAGCGGCGCCGATGGCCGCCGCTGCATTCATCAATGCACCAGCCGCGGTTACGTGAGCACCGGCAGCGTTTTGCAGTGCCACTGCTTCTATGTCCACGCCGCTCAGCGTCTTGAACAGTTGCCCCTGCAGCTGCGCCAGCATGGGGTTGAGCAAGGAATCGACGGTGGCCTCCATCAGCGTCTGGCCGGCCTGGCTGAGCACACCAAGCAGCGCCTGCTTGATGTCGCCGCCACTCATCAGGGCCTGAAGGCCGCCTTTGATGGATCCGGCAATGCTGTCGGTGATCGCCTGCGTGCTGCTGGCCGCCAACTGGCCGGTGGGGGTTTCCAGCGTTAGGGCGCGGAGTCGATCCGTCTCCTGCTCAAAGTCAAACTGCTGGCGTTCGGCCAGCTGCGCCTCCGTCATGTTTTCTTGCCCCAGGCTCTGGCGGTTGTTGAGCATCTCGAAGAACGTCGTTATCTGCGCCAGCAACTCGTTCAGCCGGGCTTCGGCGGTGTCGAGTTGCTGGCCCTGCTCTTCTGCTGCAGCTTGCTGTTGATCGAGGCTTGGGCCCACCCCAGCAGCGCCGACCGTGCCACCACCTTCCGCCCAGGCCGCCGCCTGCCGCGCCTCAGGCAGGGCCGCCATGTAGTTGGCATTGCCATGGCTGTTTCGCCAGGGCTGGAAGCCTCGATCCTGCCAGAGGCCAAAAGCAGCGCGAGCATTGGCGTCTGGATCAAACAGGTCTTCATTGCTGGCCAGGCCAAACCGCTGCCGGCGCTCTGGCCCCGTGCCGTCCTTCATGTTGATTTGCCACAGCCCATAGCTGCGATCTCCGCCCTTCATGTTGGTTTCGGTGGGGTCGTAGCTGCTCTCGGCAAAAGCCACCGCCGTGATTTCGGCCAGAGCCTCACCCCTGAAGCCAGCCTTGTAAGCCGCCGCGGCCGCCGCCAGGATTTTGGGATCGATGTTCGAGGCTGCGGGGGTCGCTGATGCGGTGCTGGCGCCGGCTCCACCCGTTGAGCCCGGCGCCAGATGGCTGAGCCACGTCTTCCCGCTCCCTGGCAGCAGCCCGTTGATCCCGTCAGCGGTGTTGTTGGCGGTGCGCACGTCAGACAGACCCACCGGCACAGCGGTTCCCACCGGCACCGAAAGATCCAGCGATCGACCATCACCGCTGTGGCCGTGCTGCCCGGCCCCTTTCCGCAGCAGGCCCTTGATCTGTTGGTCGGACATTCCGCGGCTCAGCGGGGTGCCGTCCATCAGGGTCACGTCTACCCCTTGCTCGATCAGCTGGTTGACGACAGGCAAGACATCCTCCAGCAGCTCGGCGAGGGTGCCAGATGTCTGGAAGTGACCATGGACGTAGCCCTCGGCATTGCTGACGCGGCCGGTGCCGCCGTCTGTGGCTCCAAAGACGGCGCCGCCGCCGCTGCTGCCCAGGCCTGGCACTGAGCCCTGCCCAGGGATCGCCGCACCGAGGGCGTCCTGTTGCCTGGCCAACGCGATGGTGGCCAGGGTGGCGGTCATCTTTGCCCGCGCCAAGGTGATCTCCACCTGTTGGCTTTGAAGTGTGAGCTGCTGAATGCGCAGCTCAGATTGCTCGCGCAGCTGCTGGATGCGCAGTTGTTCTTGCTGCATCCGATGCTCGCGCTCCATCTGCGCTTCCTTCGCGGCATAGAGCCGTTCCTGCGCCTCGGCGGCGGTTTCCATTCCCGTCACACCAGCCGCGGCCGCCGCAATCTGTGCTTCGACCACGGCCACCACGCCGCCACCGCTCCGGGCGCTGGCCTGCGCTTGCTGGACTGACTGCAGCCGCTCTGCTTCCTGAACCGCAGCGCGGCCGCGGGTGATGGCCAGGTCAGTGCGGGCCTTGTCGAGCCTCACCTGCTCAGCCTGAAGGGCCAACTGATCCTGGATTGTTGCTTTCTCGTTGTTGAGCTCGTTGTTGCGGGCGGTGGCTTCATTGTTCGCCGCGGCCATGGTGTTGGCGATGTCCTGGCCAGCGGCGGCAATCTCGACCATCAGGCGCTGTTGCTCCAGGGTGTACTGGGCGCCCTGCTCCTGAAGGCCAAGCTGCTCCAGCTGCAGGTCCATGCGCTGTTGCTCGAGGCTGTTGATGGTGCCCAGTTGACTGATCGCTTCAAAGCCCAGGCGGCGGGCCTCTTTGGCGTGATTGAGGATGGCGTTGTCCCGGGTGGTGCGGGCCATCTGGGCGTTCAGCTCTGCAGTGACGGCGAAATAGGCGGGGGTGCCAAAGCGGGTGTTTCCGCGCTTGCGCAGCAGCTCCTGAGTCGTCTCCTTGCCTTTGTTTCGACTGTTCTCTGCCTCAACCACCGCGATTTTGAGCTGCTCCTGTTGGATCAGCAGCTGCTTCTCTTGGATCGCCATCTGCCGCTGCTGCATCTCCCGCTCGGATTGCAGCAGGCCCTTCCGTTCCTGGATCGCTTCCTTCTCCTGCTCAAACTTGAGATTGTTCAGGCGGGCTACTGCCGCGGCCTTGGCTTCTGGTGATGCCGACACCTGGACACCAAGCTCGAAGCCGTGGGCGGTGAAAGCGCGGCGGGCATCGGCAACGGCGGCCATGGCCTCCGCAACGGCCTTCTGCCGGGTCATCAGGCCAAGGCCCTGCTCCAAGCTCTTGATCTCGTTCTGGTAGCCCTTGGTCTTGATCTCGGCCCATTGCTTGGACACGTTCAGGGCACGGGTTGATCCGGTGCCCAGCGCAGCGTTGAAGGCGTCCAGATCGGCCTGGGCCTCTTTTGAGAGCTTGAGGCTGCGGAGCTCAACATCAGTAACGAGGCCGGTCCGCTCAATGAAGTCGTCACGGAACTTGTCCTGGCGCTCTTTGATGGCGAACTCAGAGAGCCCCTCCGCCTCCCCTTGTGTTCGGATCCTGCCCAGCCCATTGCCGAGCTGATTCTGCAAGCGATCCAGGCGGGCGCGGTCCAGGGACTCGCCGGCCTGCTCAATGCCACCGATCAGATTGTCGAAGAACTTGTTGACGCCATCAGCTGATTCGTCGGGGAAGAAGCCAAGAGCGACCTTTATTGAATCAAAGCCATCTGACAATATTTTTGCGGCAAGTTCCGCTCCTTTGGCGATCAGCTCAATGCTCCTAGCCACAGCCACCAATGGCGCCAAGAGAGAAGACTTCACGACCGCGGACACCGCGCCGATCACATCAAGCGCCATCCCGCCAACAGAGGCCAGGACACTGCCGATCGAAGTCAGCACAGAGAGCACCGGGCCCATGAGCTCCAGCAGGGGGGCCACCGCCTCAGCAAGCGATGACAGCAGCATTTCAAAGCTGGACTGCAGGTTCTGGAACGTGGTCAACACGGTTTGAAGCATGGCGGCGGAAGAAGCCTCCAGCGCAACGCCTGATTTCGCCGTGATCGTCTGGCTGACGGACTCGAAATTGCTCATCACGTTCTGAAGGCTCACCCCCAGCTCCTTCTGGCCCTCGTAGAGGGTTTCAAGCTTCCCCATCAAAAAGTCGTAATATTTGCCCTGCTTCTGCTGTTCCTTTACATCAGAAGATGTGATCTCCAACTTCTGGGCCAGCATCGCGTTGGGATCGATGTTGCCCATCATCAGAGCGTTTGTCTCCTGCATCATCTGGTTTTGCGGGATCCCAAACGTGTTCATACCTGCCGCGATGCGGGTAGCAAGCTTGGAAGCGTTCTGCGGGGTGCCTTTATCCCCCAAGCTGTTGCTGTGGGTCATTATGATGTTGAAGCTATCGTATATCTGAGCTGCTGTAGAGCCGCTGATATTAGCTACTTCCTTCTGGATGTATTTGTATTCGTCGAGAATAGTGCCACGGACCATTCTCATCTGGCGGGCGGTGCCTTCAACGATCTTTCCATCAGCAAAAATAGCGAACTGGTTTGCCATCACGGCCCCAGCTTCATTCATTTGCCGGTTGAACAGCGCCGTCTCAGCGGTCAGCGCCTGAAGCGGGCCGATCACGGCGCCGATCGCTGTCGAAACCGCGCCAAACACCACCTTGACGCCCGCTGCCGCCAGGCCGAGCTGGCCGAGGATCGGGATCGCCTTCCCGGCCATGCCCACCATGCTGCCGAGCGCGGCGCCAGCACCGCCGATTCCACCAGCCGCGCCGGCACCAGCAGCGCCGGCGCCTTTCAGGCGAGCCGCCATTGCGTCCCAGGCTGAGCTGTCGCCAGTGATCCCTTTGCGGAGCTGCTCCAACGTGCCCTGCAGCCGATCAAACCCGCTCTGGGTTTCAGCGGAAGGCGGCGGGATCTTGGGCGCCGGAATGTTGGTCTGCCGCCGCTCCATGTCGGCGATCATCCGCCGCATCTTGGCCAGGTCAGCCTCAAGCGGCTTCAGGTCGCCCCTAAGGGTCAGGGTGGCTGTACCCAGGGTGTATTCGCCGCCGCCCCCGCCGCTGCTGGTCAAACGTTCACCTTGTCTTGAAACCATTCTGAGGCCGCAACGGCGTCAGAGTTTGGAGCGCTCGAGCTCTTCCACTGCCAGCACCAGCACCCGGGGCGGCAGTTGGCCATCACGAAGCAGGGAGCGGATTGTGGCGGCCACCTCTGGCGTGAGCCGCTGGGCCCGCTGGCTGTCGGCGTCGCGGATGTCAAACGGCAGGAACTGTTCCTCTGTGCGGCCTTTGCTGCCCAACCCTGGGAAGCCGGCCATCTCCACCAGCACCGCCAGCCGGGCCGTGGTGGTGCTCAGCTCATTGGTGCGCTTCGCCTTCTCTTTCAGGGCCCAGCCGTAGGCCTTCAGAACGGCGTCAACCGGTTGGAGGTGGAATCGATCGGCCTGCCAGCGGGGATCATGGGTGAGCCCGCTGGTGAGCACCAGCTGGATCTCATCCCAATCAGTAGGAGGGGTGCTCAGGAAGGCGTCAATGCGGGCGAGCTGTTCGTCGCGGGTGAGAGTTTGGTCGTTCGGGGCCTCTTCTGGGCCTTCATCTCCGGCGGCTTTCCCGCTTCCACCTGCGCAGCTCGCTCGCCCATCAGGAAGTCATGGAGCTCATCCACCATGGGTTTCGGCAATTTCCGGGTGTCTTCCATGTCCCACTCGCCACGCTTGAGATGAATCCATTCCTCAGACTCATCTTCCGCGGCCATGTATTCAGCGCGACCAAGCAGCAGCGCTGTCACCAGCGTTCGCTTGTGATCACTCAGCAGCGCCTGACTGTTCAGGAAAGCGCTGAACTCCTGGGCATCGCTGCTCAGAGCTCCAAGCGCTTTGAGCTTCTCATTGATCGCCTGGGTGTCGTTGATGTCGCTGCTGGTCTGGAACTGAGCAATGATTTGGTCAACATCCTCAATCGGCAGACCTGTCTCCCTGGCAATGGATTGAGTGAGGCGGATGTAGGCGCCATAGGTGACGGTCTGATCACGCTGCTGTTGCTCGAGCAGCTCCGCTTCACCCTGGAGCAATTTGCCGTAGACAGCCAACCGGAACGGCCCCAGCACCTTGTAATCGGTGCGGAAGGTGGCCAGGATTCTGCTGCTGACGCTCATGCGGCTGGCCTGATTGGGGAACTGATCTGCCACCCAACGTAGCGCTGCCCTGCATTGAGAACATCCTCAGGCAAGGCCAGATAGAAGGCCGCGCCGCCGGTCGGCGGTGACACCAGCACGTCGGAAGAGATGGTGCCGGCCTCAACCACCAGCATCCCCACCTTCAGTTGATCGCCAGCCTCGTTGAAATTGCAGTGGATCGCCACCACGTTCTGCATTGGCGAAACCAACAACCGGTGAAACATGCGGCGGCTCAGGCCGTTGCTTCGATCGCCAGGCCCATCGCCGCTGCTGCTTCTTCAGCCGCGGCCGGGGAAGCGTAAAGGCCCTCGCCCTGGGCCTGGAGGTGCAGCTGCTGATAGTTGGGCGCCGATTCGATCAGCGCAAGGAAGCGCCGCCGCGTCGTGGGGCCTCGGCGCAGGTATCCAACCACCACGGCGAGGGTGTGGCTTACGTCTGGGGGGCGGGTGTTCATGCGTCGAGCTGGGGATCTCTGGCTGCAACCACAATAGAACGATCCCAGACCACCCAATACTCCTCGGCATTGGCATCGAATGTGCGGGCCAGCATCGCTGTTCTCTTTGATCCCAGCGATCTCTTCCTTCGTGAGAGTCGGCGCCGGCTTTGGATTTGCCCCTGGCACTTTGCCCATGAGCAGCGCGGGGCCTGCATCCCTGATTCGGATCTCTTGCGCTCTGGCCTGAAGGCGCTCGGCGTCTCTATGCCGACCAACTGACCAAAAAGAAAGGGCCCCGAAGGGCCCCCTCTCGTTTCAGAAAACAGATCACCGGCAGGAGCTCGAACTCCGAACCGGCTCAACCAAAGGAAAAATCCCTTGATTCTGCCTGCTTCACGGGTTGCACCCCGTGAAACCACCATCCCTAAATCGGGATGGAATTGGTCCAACAATAGTGCAAGTGTGCCGCTGCTCGCCCCTAAGGGCGAGCCGGCGATCAAGCCGACACATAGGGCCGCAGCCGAGCTGAAGGCGCTCGGCGTCTCTATGCCGACCAACTGACCAAAAAGAAAGGGCCCCGAAAGGCCCCCTCTCACTATTCCTCCCAGCGTCTGCGTTTCTTTGTTTGGCGACTAGGACCGCAGGCAGCTGGGGACATCAAAGGAGATTCCCCCCTTGATTTTATCTGCTTCACGGGGGGCAACCCGTGAAGCCACCATCCCTAAATCGGGATGGAATTGGTCCAACAATAGCGCAAGTGTGCCGCTGCTCGCCCCTAAGGGAGAGCCGGCGATCAAGCCGACACACGCGGCCGCGGCCGAGCTGAAGGCGTTGCAGCAACTGGGTGATGCCGCCGGCTGGCCCCCTGAGGCCTATGCCGCGATTGCCCATTGGCACGACCGCTGGAGGCCTGATGAGCCGGCCCTGGGCCACCGCTGGCGCCGCTGGGCGGGCTGTGGCGTCACGGGTCAGCCACGTTCCGGTTCCGGTTCATCGCGGATCGGGGGTGACCAGGCCCTCCTTCCGCACCGTGATGCACGTGCTGCCGCAGCTGTAGCCAACGCCGCACTTCTTCCGGGCGGCGTCAATGCGCTGTTGTAGAGCTCGGTAGCGACGGTTCATTGCTTGGAAAGGGGCCAGAGGCCCCAGTCCTTAGGACGCGGTGCGGAAGGTGCTGGCGAAGCCGGCCAGCGGGCGCTGGATGCCAGCTGCATCAGCAACCAGCGACGCATCCACGGCTTGAACGATCGCACCGTTACGGGCGACCAGGCGGTAGATGGTCGAGGCCCCCAGCGTGGCATCTGGGTTGACTGTCACCACACCGGTGCCAGCGTTGAGGCTCACCGCAGCCGGCACCTGAACGCCGCTGGAAGCAACCTCCAGGCGGAAGCCGCTGCCATCGCTCGCACCCAGCGCCAGCTGGGGCAGGGCGGTGCTGCCATCACTGGTGTAGGTCACCGTGATGTTGCCGGTAGCCGTTACGTCGGTAGCGTTGTCAGCCGGGGCCAGCGCATAGCGGCGGCCGCCGGTGGCTGGATCAGTCGCCAGGATCACGCTTTGGATTGCTCCACTGGAGAGCGGAGCGCCGCCGGCATCAAAGCGACCAAACACGGCCCGGCCGCGGCTCTTGCCGTCGAAGGTCACATTGATCAGATCCTCAGCAGTTTGCGGCTCTTTGTAGTTCCGCAGCGCGCAGTTGAACCCGGCGTAATCGTAGATGTAGTTGCCGGAACCGCCATCAGAGCGGCCAAGCTCTTTGAACATCTCGATGAACACCTCGAAGTCGGTGTTGTCGCGGGCTTGCGCAACAATCCCGAACTCTTCGGAGTAATCGCCGATGAACTCAGGGCAATTCCCTGTCGGCTTCCGAACGATCGCCTTCGAGAAAAACGTATCGAAGCTGGCAGATACCATGCTGCCAGTGGTTACGGAATCGCTCCACCCGTCATCGCCGATCAGTCGGAACTCTCGGTCGTTGTTGTCAACGGAGAAACTGACCTGTTTCACGGTCTGGAGCTCTCGCGCCCAGTCGCCAGTGTCAAGGGTGGGGCGGGTGATCCAGCCCATGCTGTCCCGCGTGGGGAAGTAGCGGCATGGGGCGGTGAGCGGCGTCATCAGCAGGATGCTGCGGTGCGCCTTGATGAACGTTTGCCCGATAGCGAAGTCGGCCATTTGAATCAGCTCCTCCTAGAGCGACAGGGTGAGAATTGGGTCGGGCAACTCAGTGATGAGCCGCTCATAGCTGTCATCAGTTTGAGGCTGATGACGTTGGTTCGAGGTTGGCCATGCCCGGAAGCAGAGCAATCGCACCGCCTCCAGATCGCTGGCCGTGTCGAACTGGGTGAAGGTGACGGTCCAGCGGCGCATAGTCGTCAGGGTGCGCGTCACGCCGCCCAGAAGCTCGCGCTCCGGGGCCTTGTTCAGCACCGCTTCGATGCCCGTCGCTGTGAAGCTCGGGCGCACCTGGCCGGGGGTCACCACCCAGAAGGCTGGGATGGGGGCCCCGCCTGGCCTGCTGTAGGTGCCCAGCAGGCCGCCGAACAGCTCGCGCAGGTCGTCGGCCACCTCGCGAACGCTGGCGCCAAGCTCCACCAGGCAGGGGTCCGTCATGGCGTCCCCCCCAGGCGGCCGGCCCGGCGTTTCGCGGCCATGGTGAAGTGAAGCTTGAACGCTGTCTGAAGCCTGACGCGATCCCGGATCACCTCACGGGTCCAGGGCCTAGCAGTCATGGTGCGGGCGTTCCCTTCGGCGTCCGTTGCCTTGAAAACGGCGCCGTCGTGAACCGTGGGGGCATAGGGGGCGCTCCACCGGTATTTCGTCTCGAGCGTTCCTGGCTGGCTGGCCACAGTCATGGACTGGGAAGCGCGCAGGTCCCCCGTGTCCACGATGTCCCGCGGTGATTCACCGTTGGGCCATGGCCATTTCGGTTCTGTGATTTCCTTGGTAAGGCGTTCATCCACGTAGGCGCTGAAACGGCCCCACGCATCGTCAAGAACGCCCTGCAGCTGAGCATCAAGCGCCATCGCCGCGGCCTCCAGTGACCCGGAAAATCCCGGTGATTTGCTGGCGAAGCAACGGCATGGCACCCACCGGGGCGCCCAGGTCTTCCCGTAGCTCAAACCGCCCCTGCCGGCCGTTGATCACGGCGGCCGCCTTGCTCCCCGACACGATGCGCGGATCAAGCTGAGCAGGGCTGAGCAGCCGGCCGGAGCAGGGAAATGTGGTTTCATCCACGCCCACCTGCTTGGCCCATGTGGCGTTGCTCACCTTCAACGTGGCGAGGTACTCCACCACAACGGAATTGGCCACCTCATTGCCGGTAGTGGTGTCCACCGTCAGGTCAGGCCCAGCCACGGTGAACGCCAGGCTGGCGTTGGCCAGGTTGCCGTAGTTGGTGGCCGGCTCAGGAGAAAACATCAGACTGAGAATCCACTGGTGCAGGGCAAGCACTGCGAGAGCTCGTCAAACTGCTGGCCGTAATGAGTGGAGAGCAGGCCGCTGCCAGCGCTTTGCACCGGCTGGCCCACCTGGGCCCCCACCTCTCGAACACGGGAGGCAATGAGGTGCGCGGCATAGAAGCCGGCACCGTCGAACTGAAGATCAGCCCAGACGGATTCGGGGCACCGGCGGCCGGCCGCGGCCAGGGCCTCGTCCCGCTGGGCGAAGCTGTGGACCTGAAGCTCAGGGAACCGGTCGATGAACTCCGCCATGGTGGGAATGGCCATCAGAGCTTGCCTTCCTCCAGCTCCTTGATTCGAGCGGCCAGGCGCTCGCGGATCTGCTGGCGATCCTCGGCGCGCAGCCACTGTTGCAGGCGTGACGTGTCGCGGCAGCCGTAGATCAGCCGGGTGGCAGCCGGCGCTTGCAAGGCCTTGATCTCCAGGTCAGGGCCGGCCGCGCCATCGGGCGGCAGCTCGATCTCCTGAAGGATGTTGCGACCCATCAGGATTTGGGTGTCTGGCCTGGCCTTGGCCTTCTCCCATAGATCGCGGGGAATCGGGCCATTGAGGCCTGGGTTGATCCGCAGAGTGGTGGCCCGGTTGATCGGGCCGAAAGCCCAGGAGATGCTGCCCCCGGGGCAGGTCTGCAGGCTGGGCTCGTTCACCTCAGGGGTGTAGACGATCGCCAGGAGGCCGGCGGGTGCTGAATCCTTGGCGCTCTTGGCGGCCACTGGAGGGTTGGAGGGGGTAGTGCTCATTGGCTCGGGGGCGGAGGGGTGGAGGTGCTGCGAAGGAAACCGGATCAGGTGTTGCCGCCGTCTTCGATGTAGATGAAGGCCAGCGGGAAGTCAGGGATGAAGCCGCCGATCTTGCTCATCGAAGGGACAATGAACTTCAGGTTTCTGGGCTGCGGGGGCAAAAAGGTGAGCTTCAAGGGGATGTGAAACTTGCCTTTGGTCGGATCCTTCCGGTAGAACAGCATCCGCTTGGCGGTGAGGTTGCCGCCGCTGTTGGCTGGATCGAGCTCGTTGATCGGCTCCACCGAAGTGATGCCGGGGTTCTGCTTGAGGAACAGCTCCAGCACCGATGTGTTGTCGGTGGTTGAACGGCAGGTGGTGCTTACAATGCGGTGGTCAGATTCAGCCATCAACAGGGTGTTGGGTTGCTCCACCTGGCGGCTGTTGGCCCGCATCGCGGTGACGCCGAAGTTCAGCAGATCGAGCATCTGCTGCGGGGTGATGTCGTCGTCGTCAAACCAGGCGTCCGTGTTGTTGCCGGTGACAGCAACGCGGGAGATAGCCGGGTGATTCAGCATCCCCTTCAGGCCCGTGCCGCCGCGGCCAAACAAGCATGTGAGGTTGTTGCGGCGTTCGTAGGCGTCGCGCACAGCGTCGGCCCGCTCAGTGGTGAGCGAAACGCCGGCCATCTTTGCGGCCAGCAGTTCATCCTGGGTGTAGTCGAACGAACCGCCGAAGGTTCTGATGCCGTTGACGATTTCACCCACCTTCGTGCCAGACCGGGGCAGATCGTCGGCGGCGTCGCCGATCAGATCGAAGTCACCGGTGCGGTCCCAGATGGTGCGCTTGATGGACGTTGCGCCCGGGTCCACCTCATAGCTGACTGGGCAGATGCGGGGGTAGACGATCTCCGCGTAGGGCTTGCGCAGCACTCCAGGGATGAGGTGCTGCAGTTGGTCGGCCAGAAACGCCCCGGATTGGTAAGCGTCGGCATCGGTTCGATGGCTCATTGAATTGCCTCCAGGGCGTTAAGTGGTCGAGATGGTGGGATTGATGCGGTGATCAGGCGTCAGCCGTGACGGCGATGGCCTGCGGGGTGTTGATCCGCAGGACGATCAGGCCACCGGCGCTGGCCGGCCGCTCGATCTCCCAGGAGCCAGCCGTCAGCGCGAGGCTGTTGCCAGCAGAGGCTGTAGTGCCCCACTGGCCGGCATTGGCGCCGGTGGCGAAGTAGCGGAGCGCAACGGCAACGGCAACGTCTTCCCAAACCGGCAGGTAGATCGCGCCGACCTTCAGGACGTTGACGGCATCGCCGATGGCCGGGCCGCCCAGGTAAGGGTCGGCGTTCTCGCGGTGATTCAGAGAATCCCGATCGGTCCGGTAGCTGATGCCCAGCAGGGTGGCCGCGCCAGCCGCAACGGAAACGGAATTGGGCAGGAGGCCGCTGCCGTTGCGCACCAACGGCGAGCCGTAGGCGATGCGGGCAGCCGTTTCGTTGTTCCCGCTGATTGTGACGGTGTCCGAGATGTCGAACAGATCACCGGCCTGGCCTGGGGCCAGCTGCATCGGGTAGTCGGTGCCAACGCCGACAGCAGGGCCGGTTCCGGCGTTCGTGGTGTAAGTCTGGGCCATTGGACGGTTGCAAAGGGGCGGGTTAAATGGTCTGGATCAGGAGTTTTTCCAGGCGTTCGAGGTTGTGTCTGCCATCTCCTGCTCGGCGGCGGCGATGTTGTCGCGGGCCGCGTCACTGCGCGGGGTAGTGAGCCCCTGCAGCTGCAGGGCCAAGGCCTCGGCGGTGCCGGAAACGAGCGGGGCGGCCGCTTCATGGGCCGCGTCGAAACGGGCGGCCACGTAGTCGTCGCTGCGGGTTTCGATCTGATCCACCTTCACGCCACCGGACTTCAGGGCCAGCTCCTGCACCTGGCGGTTCGTCAGGCCGTCGTGGCGACTGCGCGCACCGGTGATGGCGGCCGCCTTGTCGAGCACCTCAACCCGTTCAGCCACCAGGGCGTCGAGCCGCTGCTGGTCAATGGAGCTGTCGGTGCGAGCGTCCAGCTGCTTTTCGATTTCAGTGATCTGTTCCTCCAGGGCGTCGAACCGCTGCTCAGCCGCGGCCAGGTCATCGAGGGAGGCCTTGTAGACGGCCCAGGGAACGGTGCGGTTGTCGGCGGAATCCGTTTTGGCCTTGGCCTTCGGCTTGACGGGAGGGAAGCTCATCCCTTCTTCGTCGTCGTCGTCTTCCTCCATGTCTTCCATGTCTTCATCAGAGGCCATGGGCTTTTCTTCGTCTTCGTCTTTGGGCATTCCACCTTTAGGAGCCTCGGGCTTCATGTCGGTGCGGGCGGTGCGGGCGGCCATGTCGGGCTCCTCGGTAGGGGTTTGGAATGATTCGGTGCTGATGCCAACCCAGGACGGTTGATCGGCGCTGTCGAAGTGCAAGCGCACCTCAGAGCCGGCGCGAGCCTTGCTGGTGATGGCGTGATGGTTCCCGCTGATCGACCTCTGGGTGCCGTCGAAACGGGTGCCATCGGGTGCGACGCCAGGGGTTGCGTCGTATTCGCAGCGGTAGCCAACACTGAGCTCAGTGGCATCACCACGCTTCACGGCCTCAATGGCCTCGCGGTCCGTTAAGACCACGGTGCCGTGAACAAAACCGTTGTCGTAGGTGACGTGGGTGCCGCTGGCGCCGCGCTGGTACTGCCGAGCGGTGTCGGGGGTGAGCAGCTGCGGCGGATGTTCCAGGGTGACCGGGAGGCCACCAAGGGAGAGGAAGGAATCCTCTCTGGCCACCTCGGATTCAGGGCGATACTCAACACGTTGCGATCCATCGAAGTTTCGATAGGTCTGGCAACCAGTTCGGGCGAAGGTCGCACGAATGCGCAGGAAGCCTTCAGGGGTTTCCTGCCAGTTGCCAATTGCTGAGCGATCGAACCTGAACTCCAACAGCACCTGAATGCAGCTGTGTGCAACTTGAGGCCGCTTCTATTACGATCTGGCGATGGTTGCCAAAAACGCACCAGTGCCAACTCTCCTGCCTGACGCTTTGATTCGTCAGCTGTTTGGTGCTCGATTGGCCGTGATGTTGCGCGATCGGGAGATCAGCCAGGCGGTGCTGGCAGAGCAGCTGGAGGTGGATCGAAGCACGGTGAGCCGTATCTGCTCGGGCGAGCGGTCGGCAAAGCCTGGGCAGATTCGGAGCATCTGCATCTTGCTGAACATTGACCCGGCCCTGCTGCTGGGCCTCTAGTCGTTAGCAAAGTGCTACGGTGAGTGGAAAGGCTCCCCAGCACAATGACCGCCGACACCCAGCAGCTCTACCGGGAGCGATTGAAAGGAAAGCAGCCACCTGCAGCGCGATGCAACTGCAACCGGGTCCTGCGCAGCAACTTCCCAGGCGGCCTCTGCCGGGCCTGCTGGTGGGCAACGCCGGAAGGGCTGGCAGACAAGCGGGCCAAGACCCTGGAGCGGACGCGCAAGGCGCGGTCAGCAGCCAAAGACCGGGCCGCGGCCGGCTGATCCCCTTATGGGGTGTTAGCAACGTGCTACAATATGAATGAAGGCGAGAGGCCTTCGCGTCCCACCGCTCCCCAGCCATGACAGATGACCGCCTGCGCCAAGAGATCATGCTTTGCATGGCTGCCGACGAGCTCCCTGTCACGGGAGACTTTTGGTTCCAGCTGATCTTTCTCTCCCGCTCAAGCCTGCTGGCGATGGCCCAAGAGTTGGGCATCCAAGGATTGGCGCCCTTGGCCCCGCCCTAGCTTCCGATCGGAAGGGTGCTCATGCACTCGCAAGCCTCGGTCTACCGGGGCTTTTTTCTGTTCTGCGGATTCAGGCGAAGCATCTCCTTGGTTTCAGATGCCACCTTGGCCCAGTTGATGCCAGAACCATCTTGCCGGCGTTCAGGGGCGGCCTGCAGGTCGCCTTCCCACTTGAAGGTCGCATTAGCCATCCGGTCGCCGAGAGTGCTGCTGGGGGGGTTGCTCTTGGCCATGCTGCTGCCCTGCTGTTGGTTTGATGTTGGCACGGTGTTAGGCGCGCTTGACCTTGACTTGGATCATCTTGCCGTCATCCTTCACGCTCAGCACCGTGAAGCGCTCTGCCGCGGGGATCAGCACCTCTTTTTCACTGCGGAACTTGCTCAGGCCTGAGATGTCGCGGCCGCCGTGGCCAGGGGCGAACTCCATCAACACCGCAGCGCACCGCTGCCGCATCGATGAGGAGCGGGCCCGGCTTTACCGCGTGGTGGCTGAGCCTTTGCCGGCTGGCAGCAGCTGTGACACACCGAGCCCTGCTACTGGGCCTAAGCATCTCTCCTTGCTGTAACTGTTTCCCCGAAATCCCATCAGGAATTGATCCCAGTCACAATCGGCGGGCCTGAGGCCTTTCCCGTTGAGCACCCCCCAGGCCCTGCAGAACTTCGCCCACTGGGTGGCCTCGATCCGTGGGGATGAGGACAGCGAGGCCCAGACCTACGTGAATCGGCTGCTGCAGGCATGGGGCTGGGCTGACTCTGTAGAGGCGGGCACCACTTTCGAGCGCAAGATTCCCAAGGGCAGCCTGGCCGGTGGCATGGGCAAGGCGGACGCCCTGATCGAGGGAACACGGGCCACGGTTCTGATCGAGATGAAGAGCCGGGGCAAAGCTCTGGAGCCCCACTTCCCGCAACTGCAGCGCTACTGGATCTACCTCGCACCCAAGCCGGACTATTCGGTGCTTAGCAACTTCGATGAGCTGTGGGTTTACGACTTCAACCAGCTGGTGGATGAGCCCCTGGTCAAGCTGCGGGTGGAGGATCTGGCTAGCCAATCGTCGTCTCTGGCCTTCCTCAGCAAGACTGAGCAGCCGGTCCACTTCGGCCTCAACCAGATCGAGGTAACTGAAGCTCAGGCCCGGAGCATGGGGGAGCTGTTCGGTCGGTTGCGCAAGCGGGGCGAGAAGAGCGGCGATTTCACGGCCTTGGAGGCCCAGCGGTTCGTGCTCCAGTGCGT